TCGTGGGCTCTTTGCACATTTTCCAAAGAATATATGCGCTCAAAACCGCGCTTTTACCTATCTTACGAGGTTCAATGAATAAATTAACCTCTCTACTCTCAAAAATAGCCACAGCCTCAGTCTGCCAAGGGGCAGGAAACATAGGCTTGCGGTTGTCTAGTCTCACATACGCCAAACAAAACAAATCAAAATCAGTCAATATGCGTCTATGAAACTCTTCGTCTGTTGAAGACGACTCCGCTACGTGTACGAACCTCTTAAATATCTCGTAATTGTGAGTAAATCGTACGTCTGTAGCGGAATCTTCCTCTAAAGTCTTTTTGGCTTCTACGAGAACGGTAGCCAAATCGAACATTATGCTTCTTTAGCTAAATCTCGTATAAGTTTTTTGACAGTACCTTGAGCTTTCTTTTCCGTGTGGTCAAAGTTGCTTAAGATAACCTGTACAAGAATCTCGTTCTTTAGATGCTTTTCAGCTTCTACAGAAAGCTTCTCTCTCATTTTGGGCGTTAGATTCTTTTCAATAAGTTCTAATATCTCTGCTTCGTGCTTGCTTAAAAGCTTAGACGCATAAACATCTACGAACATCTTGAAAGCAGGAACTTTGTAGTAAGCTACAGCCCCTGCACCAACGACTACCAAAAGAAGACCTATTAGTACTGGCGAACCTATGAGAACGTCAATAAGGCCACCCAACATTGTGTCGGAGTCATCTCCTGTGGTCATATTACCTGTCTCATTTGTTGCAGTCAAATTCTTATCTGCTGTTGTATTATTTGTCATTTTCTTCTACCTCTATGTCTATTATTTCTGGTTGTTTCTTCCACGTTACGTCTAAGTCACCATCTTCGCCTTTAAGCTCCTTTAGAAGGTCTCTAGCAGCTCCAATACTGTCTTGTACTATAGTGGTATTACGTGCACGTTGTAAGTAATTGAGTACGTACTCATTCATTTTTCGCATACGTTCGTTAGTCGTTTCAAAATTAAGAAGTTCGTCTATGCTCTTATCATACGACCAAGAATCATAACGTTCTAATTGCATTAACATTGCAGCAACGCGGCTGGTCTCGATAATGTTCAAAGATAAGCCAGGGTCCTGGTCAAGTTCGCATAAGTAAAACTTATAGCGCTCATAATCTTCAGGAACTTGTTTAATTTTCTCTACTAACGACAATGGATTGTCCATTGTAAGTGCGTTAACTATCTTGTACTTTTTCAAACCGTGCTCTTTGTTAGGCATAGTTACCCTATATACATATTTGGAACTATATAAGTCTATTGGTAAATACCCTCAAATAACTGCTTCTCGATTGCTTATCTATTAAAAATAGGTTTCAAAAATTCTGGTCGGCTCCGAACTCACCTATGCACATCATACCATAGTATCTGAGGGCCGATGACACCATTTGTCGAGGATAAACGACCAAAAACAGTGAGCGGAATTGATTTTTTCTTCTTTTGATGATGTCATATATAAACTACTCGGAAAAGCTTTATATTATTTGTAGCTATATTTGATTTGCCTCTTCGGAGCATCGCTATGATGAATTGGCTGAGAAGTGGTATGGAGAAGCCTACCCAACGTGTGACTAGTCACGGTTTAGTCACAAAAAACCAACGAAAGGAGGTAAACAAATATGGCAACAAAAGTCGAAACCAAACTCAACAAAATTGAGCGTCAGCTCAAAACAGTTGTGGCTCATCTGGAAGCTCTTTTAGAGCGTTCAGAGGGTAATCTTACTAGAGCTTTAAGCAATGACAGTAAGAAAAAAGGTAAGCGTTCTTCGAAGCCTCGCACTAAGAAAAGTCAGGAACTTTATTCTTGCAGTTGTTCTCGTGACAAATGTAAGACTAAGCAATGGCGGTATGGTGGTGTGAAGGATAACGGTGAAAAGTGGGGCCTTACAGCCCACAAAGACACTGTCCTAGCTGAATGGAAAGCTGGGAAACATCCGAAGAAGCCGGTCTTCAAGAAATTGAAGGCATAGGCAGTATGTCAATAGTCCTGAGCAGGACATAAAACTGCTCCTCCCTATGAAGCTGATGCTGGTCAAGGCCGGTCAGTGGAGGGAGCATCCGACTTTCGTCTTCCTATAGAGTTATGCTCCGGCATACTCGGGATAGAAAATGGCTAAAAAACTGTGGGAAATAACAGATAAAGGCTTGGATTTAGCTCGTGAATATAACGAGCGGAAGAATGTAGGTGGAGAATACCGAGAGTTTATGAAAACTTATTCACCTAAATTAGAATCGGGAAAAACCATAGAGGAGGAAGAACTATGAGAAGAAGACATATGATTGACATAGTCAATGATAAGCAGATGTCTTTCTGTGGACACGAAATGACTCAACAGGAATATCGTTTCGCAGTAAAGAGAATGCCAGAACACATAAACTGCAAGAGATGTTTGGAGAAATACGAAAAATATCTAAAAGTCTGGGATGAAACCTTAGACCAGCTACTGTCTTAGACAGAATGTGTGGGAGTCGGGGGCTTCGGCCCCCACAGGCTCTACTTACTTTATTTTATCCATACTGACTATCTATCCCGCTCCCGCGCCCGCGCGCGCCCGCCTGTGGCCTTGTCGAATAAAAACCTTACGTGAGCGTTAACCCGCACGTTCGCTTGTGGAAACCCAGCCTTCGGAACCATCTGCAATCGCATACACGTCGCGACGCAGGTGAGTGTTTGTCGTCGATGTTATCGTCGAGAAGCAAAGGCTTATAAAGAACGCCGTCTACTGAGGGTCGGTGAAAAATGTGACAACGAACACAGACACACAGGGCTTAGCTGCGTATACGGATGCGCAGCTCCAAGCCGAGCTAGTCAGTCGCAAGTCGGCTACACAGAACACCCACGCAGATGTATACGAGCGTGCAGGATGTTCGGGCGAGAAGCAACGCCAACAGCTTGACCTGTTCTTCGACGGGGTCAGACGTAACGTGAGCATCACGAAGATGTCCACACGTGGGAACGGTGAGTTCATCTCGGGTAACGTGAAGAACTTCGCACGTAAGCTTGGGAATCTCTCAGGCGTTCACGAGATACTCGGTATGTCCACGAACGTAATGCCTGTGGTTCAAGGTGTCGTCGTAGACGAACCTGACGCACTGGGCGTATGCAGGGACTACCTACGTATGCGAAAAGACGCAGGGACAGGGTTCACGACTAAGCTGTTCCTTGAGCAGGTAGGCACATACGAGGGTAAGCCCTTCGGAGTCGTCGTCAAAGACGACAAGGTAGGCACACGATACATCATCGGGGCCCTACGCAAGGACAACGCACAGGCGTTCAAACAAACTTCGCCCTTCTACAAGAGCGTAGACAAGGCGACCAAGGGTCAACGTATGAAGGTTGACTATTTGGTGTTCGACCCACAGGGTTAGACGCACACACCTGACTACCTGAGCACGTAGGAAAACTGCTCACTACGTTCACCTACATACGTAGGGCGAACTAGTCAACGTTATTTTATCCATACCTACGTACGTAGCCCCACGCGCCTACGCGCGTACGTTTGCTAATCTACGCACGTCTATGAACCTGTGCTATCCCGCATACGTACGTACACGTACGTTAGTGAGAGGGGTCAGATGTTCTTCTACGTGCGTGCGTTCGTTAGATGAATAAGTGCTATTGCAGTTGCGTATACGTATACGTATGTATGTATATACATATACGAACATATACGTATGTGAACATATACGTACGTAGGAGAGAGAGGGGGGATACACATACGTTTGTAAACATAGAACATATATGTATATATATATACGTAGAAGTATGTCCTCTAATAAACACAGATGCTATGTGCTATATGCGTGTGCCGTGCGTGTATGATGCGGGTGTTACGGGTGTTATGCGGGGGGCGTGGCGTGTGCTATGCGACACACACCTATGGCCTTGACATCGAGGGAAGCAAAGGTTTATAAAGAACCCTGATTTTGAGAGGGTAAGATGTTTCGAAGTGAAGCGTTGAGGGATAATACATCCCCGTGTGAGCAAGTCGGTGACACTCTCCCTGAGTGTGCACGGGCTACGGCAGGGTCACCTCACCCTGTCCGCCCATTCAGTTGGGCAACAGCAGACCGCTACGCATTGTCAACAGACGAGGTATTGGCGTGGCGTAATGCGTGGTGTTCGTATCGTAATGCGTATAACCACGAAGAACCAGCAGTAGCAAACTCGGAGCTGTCTACGTATGCACGTGAGTCCCCATTCCACGTTCAACACCAACGTATGGCAGGTAAGTATGCGGAGTCGATGGGTAACTATCGCAAAGCCTACGCAAGTGACAGGACATCGAACCCACTTGACCTCAGCAACGCATCCCTACGTGACTTCACGGTAGCGATGGCGAAGGATGATAAGGCAGGTATCCTACGTGCCTTCGAGTATGCAGGATGGGACACAAAGGAGTGAACAAAATGAACACAAACACACACACAGATATGAGCATAGATGACGACTTCTACGGGGACGTAGACTTAACGCAGGAAGAACGTGACCTTATACACGAGGACAGCCTCGTAGGTCGTGCGTATGATGACCATCAGGATTGGAAGGATGAGCAATCACTACGTGAGTTCTGTGCACCGTACGTAGGATGGGCCAACAACCTATGAGCTGGATTGAGGTAACCGTGCGTCTGCACGAAGATGAGGTCAAGTTGCTACCTCTGTGCCTGACTGACGATGGCACGTATGAGGGAACATTGGCGA